GGGAATTTCAAAGTTTGCGACTTTAACTTCTTAACGCCTTGCGCAACCCGCTGATTGCCGTTGTATGTAAACATCCATGCCGGCATGTCATAAAAATAATATTGTTGCAAGTATATGAATGCCGCCCAACCGTTTTGGAGAATGTGGTCAACACTATTGATTTCGAAATTGACATACGGCAATCTGTATGACCGTGACGTTTGCGTGACAACAAGGTCGGAAACATCGGATGGCGTTAATGCCGCATGCGGCATCCCCCCCCAGATGATTACGCCTATTTTCTTTGCAGATGGATAGGTTTCCAAAACCGACTTCGGGTCCAACGAAAATTTTTGATCTTCGCTTAAAAAAATGTTTCCCAAATAATCACCATCACCGTTATAAACGGCGCAATCATAGAAGTAATATCCAAGCGAATTCTGCGTCAGCCCAAGATTGTACACGCCATAAATGTCAACAATCGGCATTGCGATTGTCCCATTGTATGCGACCATACTTCCGGCTGATTCACCGGTATTCGCATAAGCGTAATTCAAACTATATTGCACTGCCTGTTGTTCATCCGAAGGCGACGCCGACAACAAGACAAATCCGTCCTTGGATATGTTGCCAGGATTAAGCAGGATGTAATCGACGTCAGACGTGAATAGTGCAATGTCAATATTCGAGATATTGTCTTTGTTGACATACTGTGATACAATATCAATCGGGTTTCCTTCGAACAATTGCGTAACATCGTCCATCCATCCGAATTGATAACGGGCCGACATTTCCGGTTTGTCGTACTGGTATTGAGACGTTCCAAAGGCCCATTTTTTCCGGCTTTGTGTTACTTCTTCGACTGTCAAATCACGGCCGACAACAGGCGTTCCGGAATAGGAACCGCCACGTCTGAAATATTCTATGTGTTCAATCCTGAACCTCTTTTGGTCATCGATATACCAATAGCAACGGAAACAATCGCGCAACATGTCTAAGATACGACGTAACGTTATCGGTGCCTTTTGTGCCGGCTGGTCATATCCCAACGCGATCATATTAGACTTTGGCGTGATAAAAATTGTCTGGTTAACGCCCAACAACGGATTATTGCCATTATAGAAAAACAGCGAATAATCGGATGTCTCCCTATGCGTCAAGTTTGGATCGATCTTTTTCAAGAGCACAGAAATAACAGATGCCAACGGATATGCGTCTCGCAACGCATATTCCTTTCTGAATTCCTGTTCCACCAACCAATCGAAGTTTCCAAACGAAAACCAAATTGAAATCTTGCCCCAAGCGTTCCTGGCTACGGGGAAAAATTCCGTTATCCCAGACGATGGCGGCAATCCCGGATCGTCGTAATATTGGCCGGGTTGGTATAATCCCCATTGTGTCGGTGTAGCCGAAAACCTTTGCGAAAACCAAAAATGATTCGGATAATTGTAACCGATTACACGCCGATAATTTCTGTTGTTTTCAACCATGTCATTTTCCGGAAGCGAATGCGTGTTGATTCCGAATGCACTGTTCACATCGCATATCATACGTGCGTAGATCGGCATGTCATGCACGTACAAACCAACATTCCCGATTGCACCGGAACCATCAACCGGTGACAGAATAATATTGGTTGGCACAATATATGGATCGTAAGATTCTGCATACCACAAACGTACATTGTCGGTGTTCCTCACAATTTCGAAGTAATATACCGGAGATTCGTGTATTGACGGGTCCAAAACAGAATTGTAACGCAAGGCGAATCCGCCACCAGTCAATGACCAATAATCCGACGTGACATCTTGAGCCGTCATCATATCCGGCAACACCGGCGACATCGTGCCCGAAAATTCAGCTATTCGCATCGTCTTGTTTTTCGAAAAACGATACGTGTTTACTAATTGCGTTTCATTCGTGACAGATTCGCATTCCTGTTCCCACCACATACCGGACAAAAAGCAACCAATAACCGTCTGCCCCGGTACATAAACTTGCAACATTGGCCGTTTGTCTAATCGGACTTGGCGAATTTCCGGTGCCAACTCTATAAGATTGAACTCTTTTTCCATACCGGCCAATACATCGGTGTATTCGTCAACTACTTCCGGCGTCAACGTTACATTCTTGTTGTCTTGGTCGAACTTGCAATCCGTCTTCCAAAAATTACCCGACCAATACAAAGTCCATGTTACGCCAGCGTCATACGATATGTATATCCGCACCACAAACCTCGTGTCGAATGTTTGGTTGGCAATGAAATCGAAATCGGTATGTACAAAAGTCAATTTACCGGACAACTTTGCCCGGTAAAACTCTTCGTTCGTCTGCAATTCGTAATCCTTCGACAGATCATCCCGGTAAATTGGGAAGGCCTGTTGTTCGTTCCCGTTATTAGCGGACAATGTGAATTTATAAATCGGATTCATGACGGTTAATTTTTTCTGATCTTGCGGGTAAGATTTTTGTAAACGTAAATAATATTGCCTTGGCCGTCGAAATATTGGTTCCTGTCGCCCTGTGAACGGATCGCCGCCACATCCTTTTCAAGTCCCGAAACATCAGTACCGCCTCCGACAATGCCGAATGCGTAATTGCCCATCGTTGCGTTCGCACGCTGGTATTTATCCGCAAACGTCCCGTCGTTGAATGCATTGATCACTTCCGGGATCAAACGGCCATAACGACGCGAATTGCGCTTGTTGATGATGGCGAAGTATTCACCACCTTCCGCACGGCGTCTGGTCCCGTCCGGCTTCATGCCCAAATCAATGTCGTTTCCGCTTGCATGGCTTCCACCATTCAGCAATTCGACGGTACCATGGCCGTATTGTTCGGTTTGCGTCGTTACTTGCGCCGCCTTGATCTTTGCGGCAAGGAACGCCCCCCACATCGTCGCAATTGCAGTGATAGCCAATCCCGGACCAACAACCGGTATTCCGCTTAAAGCCGACCAGATGTTGGCGGATGCCGTCACCAATGACGATGCCTGCGTGATACTGTCGATTGCCAACTGCGCCTTTTGCGCCTTCTGTTTTTCTTTAAGTGCCTGTTCTTGGTTTTTCTGTGCCAATTCTAATTCCTTTTGCGCCGTTGCAACTTCATTAGCATAACCGGCGTTTCTGGCCTCAATTTCGGCATCCAATGTCTTTTTTGCCGCCTCGACCTGTTTGTTGGCCGCATTGACGGCTGCTTCAGCGGCCGCATTCCATGAATCAACCAACGAGCCGACCGCTTCTTTGATTGAATCAATTGCCGTGTTCAATGCGCCTTGTTGCTCGGAATCCAATCCGATACCCAGCAATTCATACAAATTATTGTACGGCAATCTTCCAATTTGCTTCTCGATAGAAGCTATGGTATTTTCAATGTTTTTGCGTTCAACTTCGGTCATCTTGTAACCGGCGGCCCGATCCAACTCCAATATCTTTTGAAGACGCTCTTTTTCCATCTGCAATTGGAACTGTGTCTTTTGGCGTTCGTTCTTGTCAAGCAACGAAAATTCAGACGCGGCCAATTCCTGTTGAGCATCAAGCAACATCAACGCACGTTTTTGGGTTAATTCGGTTGTTTGCTTCAATATTACGGCATCCCACTTCTTATTTATGTCCGCTTCGCTTTGACGCATGTCTTCTGCAAGTTGTGCGTTTTGTGCCAATTCGATTTCCCTCCGCTTGCTCAATAGTTCGATCGACAAATCAACTTCCTCCTGCGATCCTTCACGGACGGCATCCAATTGTAATTGGATTCGTTCAGCCTGAACGTTCAATTGGTCGGCTGTGATCTGGTCTTCCAACTTCAACAGATCCTTTCTGTACTGGTCGCCCAACAATAACAGGCGATTATACATTTCTCCGATTTCGGTTTCCGTCAAGTCACGTTGTGTTGCGATGGCATTTGTCAAATCCTCGATTTGACGCTCATACGACACGCGCAATTCTGTACGCTGCTTTTCTGCTCCATCCTCCATCAACGCAATCTCGATGTCCTGTGTTTCTCTCCTTGCAGCCAGATCACGCGCCGTGTATGCGTTTTGAAGATCTTGCACGTCACGGTAATACTTGTCCATGATCAATTTCATTTGCACGTTCAACTCTGTACGAGCCTTTCGCGTAAGATTTGATTCGGTCTTCAAACGCAACTGTATGTCTTGTATCTGACGTTCTGCATTCTCTTTGAGAATGGCCAATTCACGCTTGTATGAATCTGCAATCAAAGCCAGTCTCGCGTCTGTTGTCGAACGAAGGACATCCAATTCTGTTTTCGCCATCTGTTGACCCTCTTGCCTACGATGTGCCAACTGAATTGCTCGATCTTTTGAGATTTCAGCGCCCTCAGTTTTCAAATCAACGGCAATCTGTACCGATTTGCCGTAATTGTCGATCTGACCCTGCACCGCTTCAATCGCATCGTCAATCTTTACCTTTTCAATCTCCCCGTCCAAATCAACGTCAACACGTATCTTGTTTCTCCCGGCTGCTTGTGCCGCTTGAAGTTGGTAAAGCAATTCCTGTAACTGCTTCAACTTGGCCCTGTTCACATCCTCTTGGGCCAATTCGTCAGCATAAAACCCCATCAGTTTCCCGTGTGCATTGACTCGTTCGTTGTATATCTTATCCTCTATTGCCCTTGTTTCAGAAAGTGACGCTTTGCGGGCCTTGGCAACTTCCAATTCGTTTTCCAACGCTTGTATCGTCTCATTGTTCGCACGGACACTCTCTTTGGAAACGGAATCCAAATAATCCAAATACGCCGCCATTTCCTTGTTCAATTCGGTCTGTTCTTTTGCCGCCTTGCTTGCACCGGACGCAAAAGCGATCAATGCACCGACAACGGTAACAAGTGCAATTGCCAACAGCACATACGGATTTGCCGAAGCAACGAGGTTGAAAATTCTTTGCGCCGCCGTTGCTCCTGCCGTTGCCGCTGCGTTCTTTGCCTTCGCCGCTGCATCCAATTGCTCCGCTTTCGTCGCGGCCTTTGTCTGGATAATACGTATTCCGGTCATTAGGTTGGATTCCTTTTGCAAAGCGTTTTGAATTGCAGTTACACCGCTAACGATTGCAATTGCTGATCCGAGTTTTTGCTGCATTTCCTGTGCATCGTCTGAAGATGTACCCAACAATTGGGTCAATCCGGTATATGCTGCGAATCCACCGGACGCGGCAGATGCGGCACCCATGACGGTATCCAACGACCGTGTGTCGGAAGCCATCGCCTTTACTTCTGTTTGCGCGTCCATCATGGCGTCTTTCAAATCACCGGCACGCGCGGCCATTGTCCGATATTCTTCTGAATTTTCTTCGCCTTGCGCCTTCAAATAGGCCATCTGTTGAATCAACGACGTTAACTCCGTCTTCAATCCTTTTGCCGCATCCGCATAGTTACCGACATTCAACTGGTGCTTGCCTGTCGCCTCCTGCAAACGCTTCATCTCTTCATAGATTGCGTTTGTTTCCTGCTCCAACGCTCGGCCTTCTTCCGTTGCCTTGCGGTCTGCGGCCGACATTTCGTTCAACCGTATCTTGTTCAGTCGGTATTGTGCGGACAGCTTGTTATACGAACCTTCGGCAGACGTGTTGATCTGGGTAATTAGTTTGTCGATTTGTGCTGACTCCTTTTTCGCCGCCGCCGCTTCTGCGAACGCCTGTGTCGCTTTCCATTGTGCCGACGTGACATCCCGGTATTCAGCCACGAGTTTTTCAGATTGTTCGGTGGCCAATTGTATTGTCTTACGCTGTTCCTCTGTCGCGCCGGAAATATTCTGCATTCCTTTCGCGATGTCGGCGGCTGCACCCTGGATCTTGCTTTTTGCAGCGTCATACTTCGTTATCAGTTCGTCCAATTGAGACAACAACTTGGTTATCGAATCGTCGGGCGTGATCAAATCGCGGTAATAAATCGGGTTCGGGTTGTCCATTGTTATTTTAGTTTAAAATGCCATATAACGGCGTTTCGTTTTTCGGATGATAAATTGTATATCCAAACATGTTATCGTTTGAAATTGGGCTGTTTTTGGGCCTTTTCCGCCTGTTTCGACCGTTCCTTTACAAAATCAAACGCATTGTAGAACTCCAAAACGGTATATTTTTTCGGATCGACATGCAATTGCTCTGACAACACAAGACAAAGGTTTTCGTATTGCCGCTCAAACTGTATTTCCACCCCGTCCGATCCGGTAAACAACTTCGGATTCGAATAAGTGATCAGCGCGGTCGTTAACTTCGAGACGATTTTTGAAGCAGCCGGATCAACGACACCTGACACAATACCGTTCAAGATTTCCAAGGTGCGCTTTTTCAGAAGGTCGTAATACTCTTTCACTTCCCCATCATTGAACAATGACGGGAAATACAACATCAGTTCCCCGTCAATTTTTTTTTTGACCGCTTCCAACTGGGCGGTCAATTCTTGTTCCGGCACATCATTCAATGTAGCGGTGATGGCAACCAACGCATCGTCGCCAATGTCGTTGCATTCCTTTCCGTCAAGTTTGGTAACCAACACGGCAAAGGCCCTGTGTTTCGGCGACAACTCTGTTTGGATCATGTAAACACATTGCCTCAGGTTTTCCAACTCCCGTTGAGCTTGTTCCGGCTTTCCTGCACCTATGAATTCACGAGCCTTTAACAATCGTTGGTCGAATGCGGATATGTCTGACCCAACCCCGGCATCGACCAACAACAGTTTCTGGTACTTGTGGAAACGCACGATCGGCAATTCCTCTATCGTGTCGTAGAACTCAACCTTGTGTTTCCCTATGTTTGCCGTTACCATAACTCCCTTGTAATTGTAGTTGTACAAATTGGTGCGAACATCAGATACCAATCATGCGTCGCAACGCACAAAGATAATGAAATTGCCACGGACATCCACCATGAACAACAAAACTTGCACGAAAAAAGTTTGTGCAAAAAGTCATTCGGTGCATGTACCTGCAACCATTCAATCCAACCCCATTTCGTTGCCAATGACAACAGGAATGCGGCCGTCAATGCTATGACCGCAACCCAGCAAGCAAATTCGATTATTGTAAGCATAATTCTGAATATTCCAATAGCCCGTCAAATCTCATACCATAATACGGGTGCATTAAAAACTGATTGTCAATTTCTGTCAATGTATAGCCACGGTAAATGTTTTCGGCACGTTCGTAAATGCGGTTGATCATCATTCGACCTTCCGAAAGATGCCAACCGTCACGCCCATTAAGGCAACGCAAGATTTCTGCTTTCAATTTCTCCGTGTTACGGTTGTCTGCCTCTCCATAGACGCGCGTAAGGTCGAGCCAAAAAATCAAACCAAATGGAGCCTTTATCTCACGCGCCCAAGGTCCGGCGTTGATCGTTTGCGGATCTTCAATTTCAAAAAATGAGAAGTTTCCGATCTTCGAATCTGGCGAAACTTCGATGTAGTCGTTTTCGCCATGACCGTTCCAACCGCCACAATACACGTTTGGTGTGACGATCTTTTTCCCGTTCATGTTCTTTGACAGCCGCTGCGATCGTCCAAAAGCAACGTCCAACCATGTTATATTTTCGATCAATCCGTTTTGGATCTCGCCTATAATGGCATCCAACATTACCGGATTGGCAATTATCGGTGCTTTGTTCATTTTCTGTGGTTTTGTTATTTCTTAAACAATTATTGGGGATGGGTGTCGAACCCACCCCCAACTTTTATTGGATGCGCTGACAGATTTTAAGTCTGTGTTTCTGCATCGGTTTTTTATTCGAACGCGGATGAATAGGCGTTAAATCAGTTCTGTCAGCGCAAACCAAAAAGAACTATGGCGTGTACATCGGCCGACATCACCTTGCTGAATAATGGAATTTGAAATGTTATTACCGAAACAGTAATAAGGCCACAGGAAACAAACGTACGTCATGCTATTATCGCCAATCGTAATTGGGCATAAACTAACATAGACGAAACGGGCGGCAATTTCGCTCACCTCCATGTTGAGCATTGCGGGTGCCTCCACTCCCTCGATTAAATAATTTTCAGATGCGAAAGTGGTGCTTTCACGATTGGCACAATAACCAATGTCGTTTTCCGGAACAACTTTCGTTTCGTTTTCGGCAAACGCTACAGAAACCATCAGTAACGCTGCCATCAGAAAAAGAATTTTTTTCATGTTTGAACGATTTTGAGATTAAACATTGCCGAGTTTCACGGCATTACTATTTCAATTACTATAAAGTAGCGTTCTTATATCACGCATCAATTCATCGTATGCTCCACGTTCGACAAACACGACCATCCAGTTTGACATCATCAAACCAAATGTTTGAATTCCGTATTTCGCAACGATCCCCTTTGCATATCCGGTCGTGCCGACAACACCGACTGTTTGATCAGTGAACTCAACTCCAAGTTCATCATGGAAACGGCCGTTAATGTATAGGTTGGGCGCATCCGGGTTGCGATTGGCGGAATACGGGTATGTTATACCGGATTCCTTCCAAGCCACATACCGTTTTGCCGATTCTGCACTCTTGAAATATCCGGATGGTTTCAAGTCTTCACTATAATATGGGCGTATGTCTTGACCATTTGAGGCCAATCCGGAAAACAATTGTTGTTTTTGCAACTCCATTATGTCTTCCGGGTGCCTCATAACGGTATTGCGTACAAGTTCGCCTGTCTGCAATCCGTCATTGACATTTGCGACGCGTGTCCGTAGGTCATTCAATATTCCCATTTTTTCAGCGTTTTTTTGCGTTTCGGGGCGTTTGGTTCGGGGAATCGTGTAAGTGTTATTTGTTTTCCAAACGCCCGTCATTCGCCGTTTTTTTGTTCGATTGTCTAAACGGTGCGGTACTTGACACCGTGGTTGTTGCACTGCAAACATATCCGGTCCAAACCGCGCGTGTCGATCGACAACGCCTTGTAAGCCTGTTTCAGTTCATACCCCAAACCGGTTGCGCGTCCTTGCGGAGCGCCGTCGATTTCGTAAAGAAGTTCGTCGCGCGTCACGTTCACTTGGTTCCTGTTGACGCGCACGTCCGGATTCATCGCTATTGTTCTCAAAACATTGGCCGCTACCTGCTTTTGGATTACCGTTGCGAAAATATGACGCTGTGAAATGATGAAATCAGTAAGGTCGCAACCCACCGAAATTTCAACATTCAATCCGTAATTCATCGTATTGGTATATGCGAGTTGTCCGATGTCGAACATTTCATGGTACTCAACGAAGTCAGCCGGCGCATTGATGCAGAACGGGGATACCTGCAAATACTTTGTCATTTGTCGCCATGATTCTATCGAACCGCCAATACACGCCTGGCATGGTTCAACGGACCAATCCTTAGACACATTCAATGCTTGCATCCCCAACGGCAATTCGTTCTGGCTGTAACACAGGAACCATGCACCACCAGAATCGTTGCCATTGCCATCTGTTCCGGGAATGTACGGAAGATAGATCGGCTCCGAAGGCGTGAACCATTGGAAACCGCCGTTGGTATTCGTGAAATCCAAGTCAATCTTATGCGTTGGTTCAACTTGCGATGAATGGAACAAATACAAATGGACCTTACCGGTGGCTCCTACCATTTGCAAACCGATTCTTTCAATCTTCGTCGTTACTCCCATGGAACGGACAGGTACGATCTCGAAACCGACGATCTTACCGGACGGGTCGATTGTCGCCTGCAATCGTGCTGCACCGTCAAAGAACGTCCTACGTTCAAGCAAGTTGCGCGTTTCCTGCTGCAACTGCTTTTCCTGTATGAACGTCTGGATTGCAGTATTGATTCCGTTAACGGTCAATTGTCGCACGAAATCTGATTGCATGTTGTATTTAACCCAAGCACCAGCCAATTCCGAACCGAAATCATTATTGAAATCCATATTGAAGTCGCTGGCTTCCGGTTGAATCCCAACATTGTCGTGATTTGCAATCCAAACAAAACCATTGTGGCGAATCTTCATTCCTTTCTTGTATGTTTGGATTTGATTCCATGCCGGATAATAATACAAATAATCGTCCGGCATGATCGAACGGATGTTTGCCAAAGTGCAAAGTGGGTGAGCACCTTGGAACGTCAATCCGCTTTCCGTCTGGCACAACGCATCGTCGATTTGGTTTTGCGGGTTGTAATCCTGCTGCCATCCGACAACATTCAACAATGCTTCTTGTATTTCAGGCAATCGTATCATGTTAAGTAATTCCGTTTTTGTTTACACGTTTTTTAGACGTGTTAAAATCTTAGTACGAAAAACGGGGACGGGGTTGTTGTTACCCGTCCCCGCGAACAATTGATTATAGATAATGAAGGCTAACCCTGCACGGCTTGCGTCATTACAGGGTTGTCCTCTCCGTTAACGACTTCAACCGGTTGGGCAAACGGATTGGCGGTGCCGGGAGTTGCAACCTCGACTTTGATGATTGGGTTGGCAACTGTTTCCGGATTGCTGTTGTAAGCAACAAGGAATGCGATGTCAACAGAAAAACCGAAGTACTCCTTGACGTTGCAAGTCATGTCTGCGGATGCAGCACCGGCGATACCGGACTGGTCGCCAACTGCGGTGTAGTAGTGCGAACCGACCGGAAGATCAATGTACGGCAGACGTACCACATCCCATTCGTGGAAGTTGGCACGGGTGCGGCTCAACGCCTCGCGGTCAACACGGGTCAACACACCCACATTGCCATCGGCAACGATGTAACCGGTGGCGAACTTGCCGGATTCGTTGACGATGTTGTTGGTGTAGTGGAACACTTTGTTGTCATATTCCAGACGCTTGTTGACATCGTTGTAGATGTCATGCTCGGCCATCTTGCGGACCAGCGAATCGAAGCCGGCACCGCCGATGACGTGGAGCATTTCGGGATAGGCGTTTGCACGCTGCATTGCATTCATGTCAGCCAAGAATTCCATGCGAGCGTTCCACGGTATCTGCACGGAATTGGATGTGACAGTGTAATACAATGAGTCTTTGAACACTTGGGTCTTGTTCGCTTCAAGAGCAGCAATTGCCTGAACGTCCATTGCGGTTGCAAGGGCGCGGCAAATCTTTTCCATCTTGCGTGCAAAATCGTGTTCGTATGAGATTTCGTTGTTGCGGTACAACTGCGGAACCATCGTGAAACCGACGGAGAGAGTTACCCAGTTGACGGTATACAATGCGGACGTGTTTTCATCGTCGCCGATCACGCATGAACGGACGTTTGAAACAGTGACATCGCCATCATAGTTGATGACGGGGATCTGCACGGTGTTGCCGATGGATTCAAAGGCACGGTCGCGCAAGTTGGGGTTGATGATGGAATTTGCGGCATTGGTCTGCTCAATAAAGAAGTCCAGTGCGCCATATTCCAACGGGCGGGCCATATTACGGTCAAATTCCGGGTTTTCGACACGCCAGTTTTGCAAACGGGTTGCGATAAGTGACATAATGCGTAATGTTTTTAATGGTTAATTATTAGCCGGATTGACCCTTTACCCGGTGTTGTTTACTATTTAACGAATCGGCAATGCCTTCAACACATCGCGGTTCTCTTTCCACGCTGCCGACATTGCGTCGTTGAATTCTTTTGATCCATTGACCAAACCCTGTTGCATCAATTGTTTTGCAATGATTTCGTGGGCTTGGTCTTGGCTCGTTGCTCCGGATATATCAACGGTTTTCGAACCTCCAGCGTTCCCGCCTTGGCCACCTGTTGATCCGGCACCGATCTGTCTCCTGCCTTCATCTAAAACACCCATCGTTTTGAGTTCGGCGGAAATCAGTTCTGTTGCCGTGTACGGACGCAAGTTGTTTTCCGGATTTCTCTTTGGTGTGCCGTTTTCCATGAACGCCAATACCTTTCCACCGTTGCCATCGTCAATGTATTCGGGATTCATGCCCTTAACTTTGGCGATTGCCTGTTGCATCAGCACAGATGTAACAGACGCCGGCAGATCGGCCTTGAACTTGATGTTTGACGTTGCCTTCGCGAATTCGCCGTCAATCTTCAAACCAAACAACTCCTTGGCGTGTTCCGTCTTCGCCTTGTCGTAATCGGTTTTAAGATCGGTGTATTGTTTCGTTACGTTGGCCAAATCTGCTTTCGTCTGATCCAACTGGCGTTTTGTTTCGGCATCCGCACCACCTTTGGCAATCACACCTTCCAAACGGGTTTTCTCCTTCTCCAGTTCGGAAACCTTGTTTTGCAGTTCTGCGGCGTTACCGGCTTGGCCTTTGATCTCACCAATAACACGTTTGGCGTAATCGTAGGTCTTTTCCGTTCCGTTTTTGGCGATTCCGGATGCAGACAAAATGTCAGCATCCAAACCGCCATAGATCTCGCCCGTCTTCTGACCGATAACGGCGGTTTCGTCATTCCTCGACATTTCGACGATAGCGTTTTTCTGTTCATCAGTCAACGAGGCGGTCGCGGCGTTGGCGTTCAATAATTCGGTTGTTAGTGCCATAATTCTTTCCCTTTGAATTGTTTGCAATGTCTTTTACACGTATCGCCAACTTTTTAGGCTGAAATTGTTTCGGTTGCTGTCACGCTTTGCAGGGTTGCACCACCGAACACGAACGTGTAAGTACGAGTGGTTGAAACATCGGCAAACGAGGCGGCAATGCACTTGGAAACACCGGCGGACGAACGTTGAACGACATCAAGAATCGTTCCGGCCTTGAATTTCTCAACCAGTGCATTTTTTTGGTCGTCGGTAAACGTTCCGAGTGCGGAGACTTCAATGAACAAATTGTCCTGTTGTGCGATCTGTGCCATAATTGTAATAGTTTTGTTTGTTAGTCGTTTTTTGTTATTGCGAATGTTCGGGCTTTATCCTGTTATTCGGTTGTTTCCTTTTTGGGACGGCCCGTTTTTTTCTCGGAATCCTGTTCGGTTTTGTTGGCCGCGTCACGTTCGGCAAGCACCTTGGCGACTGCTGCTGCAACGGCGGCATCGAACTTTTCTTGTTCTGCCTTGGCCTTTTCTTCGGCTTGTTGTGCCTTGGTCTTTGCCGCCTTTTCCTGTTGCTCTTTGATCCACGCGTTAGGATCGTGCAGGATGGTTACTATGTAACCTTGCTTTTTCAGGCAATTCAAAACACTCGTTTCAAACTGCTTTTTACCAAACTTCTGTACGCGCGGTTTGGAGATCTTCTTACCGGTCTTCTGGTCGTATTGCACGACCTCAATTACGGCGTGATAACTTTGTTCCTCTCCCTTGGGGACAATGTAGTTGTCTTGGGTAAGGTTCTCAATAGGGGTGTCGCGCCCATCTTTAGTAATCATACGTGTTTCATTTTTGTGTTAGACTTGTGCCGGTCCCGGTTTCTGCTCATCGGCATAACGCCTGAATTCGGCCATGATTGTTTCAATTTTGCGTTGGTACGGAATGGCTTCGCCAAAATCCAAAATGTTTGTGTTTTCCCTTTCAAACCTGCGGACAAAATTAGGGAAATTCAACTTAATACGCAAGTCCTGTTCGGAAACCAACCTTTTTTCGTACAATTCCGCCACCTCTTGGCGTGACATGTGACGTAACGGTTCAAGTTCTGCAAGTAATAGCATCCTGCGCAACTGCATTGGATCATTACGGTATTCCGTTTCGATGATCTGACGTTGCATCATGTCAAGCTCCGCTTCAGATGCTCCGGCATCCTTGGCAGCCTTGTAACGATTTCGCAACTCGTCAGCGGAATACAAATAGAACTCCGTGCCGTAATTGATGTTGGCCGAAATGAAGTAACGGCCGTAACGCAACTTGCAAACGGTCGTATCCACCCATTGTTGTGCCGCTTCAAACCCTTTCTTAACTCGCATCAACACGGTCGTAACAGATTCGAAATTCGCTTGCACCTGTTGCTCGTTGAACGCGTCGCGGTTCGTGACAATTTCTTCCTGACCGACTACGGCCGTGATAATTTCCTCACGCAACCTCTTTTGTTCTTCTACATTGTATTCCAATGCGCCACGGTCAACGTTCAGTATCTGCACGGGATTTCGAAGGTCCGGTTGGTTTTCATCGGGATTTGGTACAGGGACCTCGACGAACGAGCCGGCACCGATGATCCGTTTGTTTCCGCACTTTGGACAGCGCAAAAGCAAACCGGCCATGTCCAGACGATACCGGCCTTGTTTGTCTCGGAGAAAACCACCGTCGCAATAGTCGCCGTTTTCAGCGTTCGTAAAATCGCAACTCTGTTCGTAACCGGAAAGGATAGGATACGCACCCATCAGATCCAACTGACGTTTGGAAATGTGGAAGAATTCGAACCAATCAAGCGATTCCAGTTCAGCGGACAATGGGGATGCCTTTACATCCGGTTCATCAAGCGAAATCGGCTCGTTCCAGAAGAAACGGGCCGGGCAATAACCAAGGTCGTGCGGTGCTTCTATCTTCGGCAAACCGTCAATTTGTCCGGTGTGCTTCTTGTCATCCCACACGCGGTACGTCTCATCGTCCAACACAACAATTTCATCACGGCGCCGGAAAACAATATAATCCATCTGTCCCGTTGTTGGGTCAGCCTTGTACGTGATAACATCGTCGATCGGCAACCAATAGAAATACGGTTCCGGCAATTCTGTCTTCTGCTCACGAGGAACGTCAACGATCAATACGGAATTGATTTCGGACTTGAAGAACTCCCAACCTTTGGTCGCCCAAACATCAGGCTCGTTCAACTTCGTTATCCTGTATTGTTCCCAATCGTCGCGTTGTGCCGAATTGATGAACTGGTAATTGAATGCAGGGTTACGACCATCAAAGATACGGCTTAACTTGTCAAAGCAGATTTCCGTTATCTCATTCGTTTTGATTGGATAACGGAAAAGAGCTTTGAACAAAACAAACTTATCATGCGGCAAGATGTTTTCGACCATTGCCAGAAACTGGGTCAATGGCAAAGAAATGTACGGTGCATTGAAAGTCGTAACGCGCTTGACCGTGTGGAACTTGATACGCATCTGGTGCAGTTTCGCACGGCTCAATGTGGCGGAACGCTTATTTTCCGCGATTTTCTTTCTTATCTTGGCGATGTCGTAACCCATTGTTCACAAATTCGAATTTACTGTTTTCTGGCAAATGCCATCCGCCGTTGTTCGGCATCTTTAACAATCTTTCAGCATGGGTAATCTCAAATTCCCTGGTAACGCCGTTAGCGCACAACGTTACCATTGTCGTTTTGGCGTTCATTGCTTGTTAGTTTGATGCCGGGATCAAATCGGTTAACGGGTTGAAGTCGGTAGGCGAAACGATTTTCAGATTATCCGAATAGTTGTCCGGATACAACCAGGAAATCGCATTGGAGTCTTTGGCGTCGAAATTCCCGTGGATCTTCGAGCCGATAAACAGGGAACGAATCGGAATTGGGTAGTAGGTGGTCGCGGTGGTTTCGTCTTGGATCGCTTCGATCTTTCCGTTCTCGTCGAACAGATAAACACCGAGATTGCCGGCGTTTGCCTCGCATTCCAATTCCTTCATGACCTTGATGACATTCTGCGGAACGGAACGCATCGATCCGTCGAACTGGACGGGGTTGCCACCCAGGACCTCAGAAATACCTCCGAGATCATCATTGCCGCCACCGGTACGACGTGCGTCACCGCCTGAATCGGCAGGAGCGTTGATGTAGGGAGAAACCACAACTTTCGAACCGTCAGCGGCCGATAACAGCGCGGTCCATGACGCTTTCAAAAGAATTGATGCGGTGGTTGTGAAACTGTTTTTGGTTCCATCGGCCTTGTGAAGACGCTGGAACGCAACTTTCTGGATCTGGCCAAAGTTTTCCGGGCAAACGACGTTAGGGATCGTCGAGATTGCAGCGGCGGCCGGGCATTGACAAATAAGTGACATAATGGTTTAATGTTTTAATTGTTGATACTTGACGGCTTACCCTTGGCCGCTTTCGACTGCAAATATAGTTATTTTCTTGAAAAATCGAATCAAAACGATTTTTTCTTGAAAAATATGTAATTATTCAATTCCTTTCCCAAACTCCTTATAATGGAAAGTTTCTTGCCAAATCTTGAAAAATTGGCAAATATCAATGAACCCGGATCCCCCTCGTTGTCGCATTGTATGGTTTGGCATTGCCATCCGCGATTTCCTTTTCGTAAATCCCGGTCAACCCGTCCGCGTCATCATCATGCGTGTTCGCATCGAATTTCCGCAAAAAAGACGTTATGTGATCGTGGAACTTCTTGTATCTTGTTTCCCAACCGAACGGCATAATGATATGTTGGTTGACAAACGGCGCATTGGTGACTATCCTTGATTCCTTGTTGTTGCTCTGGTAAAACGCAACAGTCAACGCCCGCACTTTCTTTTTAACGACCTTCTCAAATTGAGATCCGCCGTTGTTCGATTCTATCCACGCCTTCTGTACGTTGTTAGTGTTGATCAGTCGCGGTACCGTTACCGTTGTAACATCCGTCGATTCGTCGGTGAACTCAATATCGGTAATCAAAGCAAACAACAACGGTTCCATCCGGTGTTTCGCCTCGTTCCAAATCTGGCTTTCTGAACGGTAGATGTCGTATGATGCAGCAAACAGAAAATCGTCTCCTTCATCCGCTACGTCCACATAACAACCCGAACGTATGTATTTGCCCCATTCCGATTTTTCAACCCAAGTCTTGAAGGGTTGGTACAACTTTCCTTCCGCATTGCCCGGGTCGCCTTGGTACAGGCATTGGAAACCGACAGGGTCCAATTGCTTCTGTGCCGTCAAACGGTCCAATGAATGCCGGGCTGGCCACAATGCCATGCCAGGTTCCCTTTCGTCGATTTCGGTTGCCTTTCCTGTCTTGATGGCTTCAAAGTTTACCAACACCCAATCCCCCGGCGTAACATTTTCAAAATCCGACCACTTTTCGGCAAATATCACATTCTCCGTCTCAATGATCTTGCCTATAATATCGTCGGGATGCCAACGCGTAAAAACAATCAACTGCTGTGAATCATTGTGCAATCTTGTTCGGGCTACTTTCGTGTACCAATCCCACGCCGTTTGCCGTATTTGTGGACTGTTGGCTTCGCTGGCATCCTTGTACAAATCGTCAAATATCATCACATCTACGGTTTTAGATGTCAAAGAACCGCCACGACCAACTACGCGCAAAGAACCCGTGTGGCCAACAACTTCAAACACATCCGAGTTTCGCAAATAGTTGTTCGATACCGTTACTACGTTAGAGCCGTTCAATTGTGTTTCCGGGAATACGGCGTTGTATTCTTTCGTATCAATGATACGTTGCACATCGCGGTTGAAATCCTTCGCAATGGTTGCGGCGTATGAACATATTGCTATCTTGGTATCGGGTTTTAATCCCAACCGATACGCGGGCAACATTCGTGAACTTAACTCCGACTTACCATGCTGGGGGGCCGCCTGTATGATTAGGTTTTTAACGCGGCCCCTTGCAAACATTTCAAGAATGCGCATATATGATTGATGGAACGGTGTAACTTGGTATGATGGTTTCATATACCTTACGAACCAATCAAACCGCCGCCGCGCCCCCTCTTGCAAAAACAATTCCGGGTGTTCCGTCAACAATCTTGTTGTTTGGATTGTGTCGAATTCCGCCATCACTTTCCGTTGATTGCGTCTATTACTTGGGCAAGCAATTCATCCGGCACGTTGGCCAATGTTATTCCCGGCTTGTTGTCGGTTTCTAGCTTACCGGACAATTCGTTGTTGATCCTATTCTTCCAATTCTCCGGATCACGGTTGCATAATGCAAAGATAATTGCCGTCGCGCTTGGTGCCGCTTTTTTGTGTACGACTTTTGTTTTAGTAATAGCGGGTTTGTCGCCTTTTGCCGGTATCGTTTCGGTTGTCACTTCATCCCATTCATACCCGCGGATCAGTTCAAGCAATGATCTTTTCGAATCGACAACGACTTGCGAATCATACCAATCTTGGTATTGGGATTCGGCCTTTTTAACCTTATCCGAAAAATCCTTATCATCACGCAAATGCCTATAAAACGTGTCGTGGCTTACTCGCCCCGCCAACATCGCATCTTTGTATGACTTCCCGTTGGCAATTGCCTCGCATATTTTTTGGACCTTTTCATCGGTCCATTTCGGTTTCCGGCCTCTTTTATTGGGTTCGGCCTGTTCGATTGTCCCGTTATCTTTTGCCATAACTCAATTATTTTGCTGCAAAGATAAATCAATTTTTCCGATAAATTGAGATACATGCCGGGCCGTCAGCTTTTACCGGTAACTCAAACTTGATACATGCGGAGGTCCACAAATCAGTCCAAGTGCAATACCAGCAATCGGCGCACGTCAATTGCTTTGGTTCAACTGCTTCAGCCTTTTTCTTATTTCCTTCAACGTCCATACATCGGGATTTTGTTCTAAGAATTCAATGAATTTTTCACGTCCTAATTTTCTGTAGATCGGGACAACATCTGCCCTGCACAAGTCACAAGGATCTCCCTGGGGTATTGCATAATCACGTCCTTGTTCATCGGCTTCCATCGAACATTCAAAAATACTCTTCCCTTCCTTATTGACAATTATATATTCGTTTCCTCCCATCTGAATGTGTCCGTAATATCTTACAATTGACAACGGGGAATCAGACCAAAATTCCTCGGTCATTAAAATTGGTTCGTTTTCTTTCATGATTCAGTTTCAATTTTAGGGACAAACGCCGCGTCTTTGCATCTTCCTTTGTGGAACATGATCCGGGCCACCAAACAATGGCGTTCCGGATCATCTTTCATATCCTGCAAACGAGCACCGGCGCGGCCTTCGATGGCAAGCCAGACGGCGGACACAAACTGCGGATCACTGGTTCCGTAATCAACTTCGATGATGTAATGATCTCCACCGAATTTCGGTTCACACGGCAGTTTGGTCAATGATTCAACCATCTTGCATAATTGCGCATCAAATGCGGTCAATTTATTTTCCCAATTATTTTCCATGCTTAATTCTTTTTTGTATTATTTCCCAATCTTCGTTACCGATCGCAACGTTGCGTGGATATTCCGTTATGTCATTTTTCGGGACTACGATGTCGTAAAGTCCAAGTTGACCTTTGATTGGCATTTCGACAACTCGTCTTGGATTCCTCATTAACCATCCGTAACCCTTACTTGGTCGGTCCTTTTCCGGAATGCAAGTCGCGGCCCAATCTTCGGCCGTGAATTGTTCAACGGGTTTTACGTCGTACAATTCAACGAAACCGCAAGTTACGCCGGCCATGCGTCCCGGGATGTCATTCGGTTTTTTAGACGAACAAATAAGGAGATCGCCACGGTAATTGATGTTTCGCGTTCTTACCTCGATTTTTTTCTCGGCGTGATATTCGCCGTTTTCGTCACGGTAAACAACACGCGTCAGTAGATCGGCATACGGCTGTTTGACCGTCAATGCCTTAAACATGTCGTGTTGTTCTGGCTTGTAGTCTTTCTTGTTGATCTGCATAATGATTCACCATATAAAACCTTCGTTGTCATATCCTGTTGTTTGTGACTGTGACTGATCCGGTTTTCTGTTCAACAATTCCATTTCATCGACAATGACTTCCGTAACATAGCGAGTTTGCCCGGCATTATCTTGGTATGATCTTGTACGGGACTTCCCGACGACTAAAAGCGACGTTCCCTTCTTGACATATTGCTGCACTACATTGGCCAATCCCGATTGCTTTACAACAATGTTGTGCCAGTCTGTCACGTCCGGAATCTGCTTGCCGTCGCGTGTCGTAAACCCTCTCTCTGTTGTGGCCAATGTGAATTGTGCTACCTTTCCGCCGTTGGCGAAATCGTGTATTGTCGGATCTTGCCCGACGTTTCCTCTCAAAAATATTTTGTTCATGGTGTTTGTTTTTTTTGTTTTTCAATCATCAAATTTAGGTCCTGTCAATAGATACAGGCGTTTTTTGTCAGACCATCCGGCCGCGTTGTTGAGGTTCTTTCTGTCTTCGTCATTGACAAATTCTACCCATACACCGGATGTCGCATTTTCGACAATACGCACCAAACGTCCGACAATGTGTTTTTTGAACTTGTAATATTCGCATCGCTCATTGATTGCCAAGACACGTTTTGTATTGATTGGGTGCGGTGTCTTCGGTGCGTTTCCATACCGTTTGAAATTCGCATTTGCGAAGTCCATACGTATTGATCTTCGCACTACTTCGTTCCAATCCTGTTTCATTCCGGATCGTATGGTGTTGGTTTGACAACCGAACATAATATTGGCTGCAAACGTTGACCGAACGTCAAAACCGAAACAAAAATTCTTCCGGTTTCCTGTACGATTTTAAGTTCATCAGCATCCAACCCCCAACATGTAATCACTTGGCCGGTTTCCGGCTTGCCAATGCATTCGCCGGGCAACGGTTGATATTCCGGTTGGTTCGTGCCGAAAATGACGTTAACGCCATCAAAATCCAATGGTTTCATATTCTTTTTTTAATTGTTCACAAATTAGCATGTTAGATCTGTATATTCTCATGTTTTGCCGGTCGCCGTTTTCCCATCTGTTGTGCATTTCCCAACAAAGAATGTTGACATTGCGCGGGTCATGTGCCATTTCCGGGTGTGCGCCGCGTGTCAGAATGTGCGAAACATACGCCGCCGAATATTCATGCAACGGCCGCATCGTTTCGGAACATACATGCGGGTAATGTTCCCAACAAAAACGGTAAAACCGTTCGTTTTCTTCCGGCGCGTGTCCCCTTCCGAATAACGACCGTTGTATTGACACCCTCAAATTGATTTCAACCGCAAAACGGCGGTCGCACAACGGTTCATAACCCCGTTGGCGCGCAAGATCATACAATTCTTGGGTGTCAATAACAATCGGTTCCATATTACATCGGATTTTCGTCAACATTACCGTTATCCGGCGTGTCTCCGAACAAGGACAATTGGGCCTGTTTCCCGTTAAAAAGAAATTCGTAAACCTCTTTCTTGACCAGATCGACAATCTGTTCCAACTCTTCTTCAAAGCCGAACGAGATTTGGCCAATCTTAATTCTCGGTGTATTGATGCAAGTTTTCAAACCGTTTTGCGTTTCGAAAACCGACGTGATGACGATGCCAACATTGTCTTCTGTTCCTGACCATGACAAGCCGCGAACGTCAATTTTTTGGATCAACTCGTCGGCAAATGAACGGGCGTTTTCCTTCTGTTGTTTCGTGGCCTTCATTTCCACAGATTCAAGCAATGTAAGAAACGAAGTGATGTTGAAGACACGCGCAACGATAGGTCTAAGATCCTCAAAAAGCCCACGCAAATCCGGGTGGATGTCACGCGTTACGGAAGCGTTGTAATCGGTAACAGAAGGCTCTCCGCCAACAGTTTCCGTAATTTGATACTCTGCTTTCAAACCTCCATTAGGGTTCAACTTCACCTTTGAAAGATTGAAATTCTTTTCACTTGGTGTCTGTAATGGTTTTTCTGACATGATAGTTAGTTTTGTTTTGTTGCAGTTTCTGACTATACAGGGTCCAATACGCCAACGGCGATTTCGACCAATTTGCATATATCCGAAATCACGGCGATTTCCGCCGGATTCACTTTCTGTGACTTTTTCTGCTCCAACCAGTTTTTAGTGTATTCGAGGTAAAAACTTGGCGTATTGTAGAACGTTACTGTTTTAGATGCCATGTTAAAAATCGTTTTGTTCCAACAACTCGGCAGCAACATCGGTTATTTTTACAAAATCTCCGATTTGCGGCGTTTTCGTTTGCCGGATGATTAATATATCATTTTGATGTTTTGCGTTTGTATTTTGGCCGTTTCCGGCCTTTTCCGGACCCGTTCCAAACTTCTTTGCCGATTCAGATGCGATTGTTGCGGCTGTCGTACTTTCATTCTCCACTTCTATGTTGTCGTACTCCTTCAATTTCAATTCAACCAATCCACGTTCAACCAACAAAGGCAAACAACGTGCAACGGCCTTTACATCCTCCAACGCATCATGCGCCGGAAATGTTTCGCCAGGGAAACAACGCGAATACAATTCTTCAAGTTTTGGCCACTTCTTCATCCCGGATGGAGTCCTGGCATCAACCCACTTGACAGTCGCACGCATCGTGTCAATTCTCTTTCCTTTGTGCAAGGCGGATTCAACATCGTTCGCTTCGTAGTATTCCCGTCCTAATTCCCTCAATATATTTGCCTTGACGAAACTTGTGTCAAAATAGATATTGTGGCCGCAAATCAAACCGGCATCGTGGCAATCCTGTATGAACATATCCACGACGGCGGCAAACGGTTCTCCGTGTTCCAACGCATATTCCGTGGTGATTCCGTGGATTTCGACGGTTTCTTGTGGTATTTCCCAACCTTCGGGCCTGATGATGTGGTTTTCTTCCTTGCATCCGTGAATCCATGCAAGTTGAACGATGTGTGGAAATTCCATATAGTCAACGTCCCATTTCGCCTTTTTTTCGGGCAAACCGGTCGTTTCAGTGTCAAACACCAAAACATCTTTAATTGTCATTTTCGTATCGCTTTTAAATTGTTCTTGGATCTTCTATATAAACATAAAGGTTTTCTGCGGCAAACTGTTTAAGCCACTCTAAAAAATCGGAAAAATCCGGTTTGGAAATTTGCCGGGCTTCCAACAATCCACCGTAATCGTTGTAGCACGATCCGCATTGCTGGCGTAGCCATAAATCGACCTGTTTTTCAGTCTTCCGTTCGCCTGTTTCAAGTAGGGCCGTTTGGATCGTTGGAACAATATAGTTGAAATAATAAGCCAATTGAAGTTCGCTTGATCCGGGCGCGGCCGCTTCGAAACGGATAACAACACGCTCGCCCTTGTGTTGTGCAAACCATTCATTCAACCTGTCCATCGGCATACGCAAACGGCCATCAGTTCCGATCAATCCAGATTCACTTATCTTTTGCGTTTTCATGTCAATTGGCGTTGGACTTGTTCAATAATTCGGTTTCCAATTCCGGGAATTCCTCAATGACATATTGCGCAACGGTCAAGTTGTAGGCTTGTTTCCCCAATTGTTCAATGTATTGACGTTCTGCAAAACTCAATTCGGAACACTTTGCAAGCACATTGATAAACTCGGCAACAAACATGTCAACCGTCCAGTTAATGAAATGATCAACAACGTGCGCCGGCAACTTATAACCTTTTGGACCGCCCAACTTGTGCATCGCCTTGTATGATGCGATCGTTGTTTTTCTCGTTTCCTGTTGCTCTTTAAGATATGCAGCAATATTGTTGCGATAACGTTCCGAGTTGATCAGTTGTTCAACAGAAACGCCCTGCAATGCCTTACATGAACGGATTTTGTCAACGTTCTTAATGACATTCAATGCGGTTTTGTAGTCCATTTCGCTTTAATTTAACAACCCGGAGCCGCCAACGACAACCCCGGGTATAGTCCATTATTTTTCCGTGTATTCCTCGACCAACATTTCAGTTTGTCCACGTTGTACCTGCTCAATGAAACCTTGGAAACCGTTTCGTTTAGCAATGTCAATGATCGTTTCAAGACGCTTTGCGCCCAACGATTCTCCGCGTGCGATCCTGAACACCTTGACTTTTGGATTGCAGGCGATGATAAGTTTTGCCGCGATCTCCATTACCTGTGAATCAGAAACCTTGCCGGGAACAAACGGCACGCCGTTCAATTCCAGACCATCGTCCGTAAAGGTCAACCCATCAATCGGCAATTCTGCGGAAGAAATCAAATTGGCGCGTTCCTTGCCCAATGAATCAATCTTTTCGTCCATTTCTCCGGCCTTGGCCGTAACAGCATCGTATTGTTGTTTCTTCTCCCTGTATTGCTCAACCAACGAATGTTTCTTATTGTGGGCTTCCGCCTGTTCAAGTAGTTGCGGAACATCCGTCTTTTCCGGGTTGTTTTCTTCATACTTTCTCAACCATTCTTCTGCGTTCGACTTGCGTGTTTCAAGATCTGCTTTTTCCTTTTTCAAGTTTTCACGATCGTTTTTTGCCTGCGCAAGCGCTTCTTCATAGGCGATTCTCGCTTCTTCAACACGGGCTTCAAGTTCGGCCTTTTTAGCGGCTAAATCTTCGTCGATCTTACGCTCACGTCCCGGGATTGCTTCCAATTGTTCCGTTCGAAGTGCAAGTGAGGCACGTACCGTCTTGGCCTTCTCGATCAACGCGGCATTCGTGCGTTGCTTTTCCATCAACTCCGTAACATCAACAGGTTTGGCGTATCGCTCAATATCGCCCGGCTCCAATTGTCGTTCCATTGTTTCAACGAATCCGGCAAACGTTTTGACATCACGGTTGATCCCGGTGCGTTCAGTTTTCAGTCCGGAAACCTCCTTGTCGATTTCTTCAATGCGTTCACGGATTTGCGGTGCCAACAGGGACTTTACCACGGCAATTTGTTTGCGTCGGCCCTCGGCGGTTTCGGACCATCGGGAAAATTCCACGGCGTCGAAATCTTGATACCCGAAAATGCGTTGCAACATCGAAACGTTGTTGGTCGCCATCCCGGTTGTTTTCTGTTTGATTGTAAGGGTTCCACGCGGGTTCGCTTCCGTGAACGACAATTGTACGTCGTATTCTTCTCCGTCGTCGCCCACGACCATTTTGGCAAAGCCCTTTGACGCGCCGTTTCGCAACACGTCGTCGCGTTGGCCGGTCAATAATGCGCCAATGGCCTTTAACAACGTGGATTTACCCAATTCGTTGTCGCCGGTCACGAAATAAACAGTTCCGTCAAAGTCGGCGGAAAACTCTTTGATAACTTGGAAATTCAGTAATTCCAATCTTTTAATGTACATCGTATTGCTTTTTTGTTTTTCACGGGAAAACGCCCCGGTGCGTTGGATCATTTATCAATCACGATGCAAAATTAAGGATAATTTTTTAATTTGCAAGTGTTTTTTTTATTTTTTTCAAAAAATGCAAAAAAATATCAAAACAATTTTAATGAAGGATTCAACAACTGATCGTTAAGCGCGTCCAAATCTCTTTCCATCAGTTTCGACAAATCCAACACTTGGGGATTTCTGGTCGCAAAATAACGGCGTTGATTGTGTCGCATCGTTGCAACAAAACGGATGTAATCCACCGCCTGTTCTGGCGTTATTTTTTTCAAATCTTCGATTTGAGGGACTTCTTCCATGTGTAATTTATCATTTTTTCAGATTGCGTTTGTTAACGGGCTTGGAATTGGCCTTTTTCGCTGGACGGCCTCGTTTCTTTGCCGGCTGTTCTTTTATAATCGGTTGCACGACGTTTTTTTCCTGTTGTGGTTCGTGTTTGCAATCGACAAAGTTTTCGATTATGCCACCGAGGAAATCATCGCATTGTGTACACTCCTTTGATCCAACCTTAATTGATTGTCGGTGGGAACAATTGGGAGTAACAATAACAAAAAATCTTCTCATTATACAATTTAATAATCGATTTTATTTGGTCTGATTAAAACTCATTCCTCGCCTACTTCAATGTCTAACTCTGCTAATGAACAATTCTGAAAGTATGCCTCTGGCATTCTTATAAACTTTAACAATGAACAGCAAACATCAATCACAACTTCGTTTTTAGTTCCAGTAATCGCATATTCGCCATTGTCAAATTCAAGAACTATTGTTGCGTTAACTATGTTTTTAGTGGTCATTTCTCGCCTCCTTTCATTTTGGGGATAGGAATCCAATGGGTTGGATTATCGTCAACCTCAATCCTTTGCGATGATGAATACATTGGCTGTCCGTTTGTTTTTATTCCACAAACAAAACCATCACACCACCACCAATAATTACCACTGTGGTATGCAACGATGATATGTCCGTCATTGAAAGTCAGCAAAACATTTTCGTCATCATCTGGCAACGCTTCATCCACGCTTATCCACTGGTTCTGCAAGGCGAAAATAGCACCTTTCTTGAAGTCGATCGCGTGTATTGATCGTTTGTCCCATTCGGGCAATGCGAGGCTGTCGGCATAGTTTCTTGCCTCTTCCTCAATCCGTTTTTGTAGTATTTCGTTCATGATTTATTCGTTACATATTAAAACAACTTATCATATTCTCGTTTCGGCAACTGTTCTTTGACCCATTGCCGTCTGTTCATTAACGCCCAGCGTCCAAAGTGCATGATCAACAGCGCGTCCGCATTCCATAACGTTACTTTTACGCCCGGATACAACTTTCCTGCATGATCTTGATAACGGCGTTTACGATCGGCCTTGTCTTCATGCTGCCCACGAATGCGCAAATTCAAACCCGTCTGCCATGTCATGGGATGGACCATGACATAAGGGACACCGGACGTTTCCGCCAACGCTTTCAAATGTTCGAAATTGGCCATCAATTTTTGTATGCGATACATCTTACCCATCGCGGCCCGGTCACCCTGTACCATGACATCATCCGGACGAACAGATAGTTTTTCGAGAAAAACAATCGGTTTGAAGTTTTCGCAATAGTAAGCGAAAAAATCTCGCAAATCCGAAATATCCTTTGGCATTTTTGCAACTTTTGTGTTTTGTCCCGGTATGTAAATGGCAATGCCACCGTTGGCACCCGGATCAATGCCAATAACACAATTTATTCTGATCTTGTCTTCCATTTAATAACTTCTATTATAATCTTTAAATCTTTTACACTTACCAAAAATGATTCTGTTGTTAACCCATCTTTGCATGTCCTTGTAAACTTGTTTGCAATGTGATTTATCGTAAATCATCACATAAGGCCAAAAACCCAAATCACGCAAAATATAGATACGTTCCAAATCTTGTTCTATTGTGGTGTCAAAGTTTACGATTGTATAAACTATTGCATGGTGGCCGTTTATGTTTTGATTTGTTAACGATGCGAACAATTCAAGTTTATTCAATATCAATTCCTTGTCTTTGTACCGATCCCAAGCAAAGTGAATTTCTTTTATTTTTATTTTATTCAACATTTTGGCTTTTTCTTCCGTCATTAAACGAATATCCAAACCTTGGTTGAAATCAATTTCTGAAACGGAATCAATAAGTTGTTGAAACAAATCCTGCCATTCGTCGCAAGCTAAAATATTAGGATCACATAGTATTATTTTACGTTGGCCAGACCAAAATTCACTCAAATCAGCAACTTTAAATGATCTTTGTCCCTCTTTTTTCCCAACAATGCAAAATTCGCAACCCCGCGGACAACCTCTCGTTAAAAATCCAAACGCCGTGTCCTTAGTCAATTTTGGATAGATTGAATAATCCGGATAAATATGCTCTACATCATGCGGCAAATTATTGTTTTTACAACAATCAAATATTTCTTTTCCGTCTTTAATATTTATGCAATAACCCGTACCACCACGTATTACAACGTCTGCATTGATTGGGTATTGATAATCGTTAGTAAACGAAAATACTTTTGACAAATAAACCCTGTCAAAATGGCCAGAAAACATCGGTTCGTACCATTGAACTTCATCGCCTTTCCCCTTGTGCCACGCCGATAATTTCATCAACGGTATGTTTGGGAAGCCTTTCCCATCAACGTCTATTAAACCGATTCTTGCCATCACTCAAACTTAATGTAGTCAGTTATAACGATTCCATTTGAAACCATCTTTTCAAAAGCATCTTCCAACGCCTTGCGACGTGCCATCATAAACGCACCACCCTGTAATTCCGGCGATTCTGGTCCGTCGTTTTTCAGCCTCTTGACATCCCAGAACTTTCCGAGTTCGGCAAAATCTTTAATGGTCTTGTCAAAGGCTGCCTTTTGCTCAACCATTGTAACAACGATTTCCGGAGCCAATCCAACGGATGCTAATAGGTTGTAAAACAACATTTCAGAAATTGTACTGATGTCTGGCATCTTTTTGTTTTCCTTGAAAAATTCGAATGCATCAATACATTCGCGCTTGGTTATGTTGCGCCACTTGATTTCCTCTTTCTTATCGACTTTTTGTTCCGGCTCCGGCATCGCGTTGTAAGCCTTTTTCAACACCTCGTCACGGCGCAACCTGTATGCGTTCAAGATTTTGCAAACATATTCCGCATTGAACTGTTGGTAATGGCCACGGTCTGGTTGACCGTCGCGTCCTTTTGGCAAGTAATCATCCAATTCTCCGGTAATCGACATCTCGAACGCCATCCGGAAATCACGCAACGTCAGCCAATAGTAATAACGTTTTAGGATTTCGCACAACCTTACAACCATGTACCCTTGATCGGATTCGTCGGTTGATCTGACACCAACATCCTTCGCAATGAACTTTAACGCCTTCGCAAGATCCTTTGCCAGTTCAACGTTGTCATATTCTGCAATGGTTTTGGCTGTGGAAGCAAGGAACACGGAACGGTCAACGGGTCCCAAGGCGTTCATCACTGCTGGAACGTTAGCCATTTCCCGGCGGACAACAACCGCCGATTTTGGTTTGTAAATTGATACACCTGTTTCCATAATCAATCAGCCATTGAACGTAAATATTCTATTGCATCCGGGGACAACGCACCGCCGGAATTCCCGATCGTGTGAAGTTTCTTTTTTTCCATGTCGCCACGAATGAAGTTTCGCGCCGTTGCGATCCAATCTTTCATTTTTTTGCCTTTTTGTGCCGACCAATCAGCAACGGCATGGTAGTAATAGACAATATCAACATTTTTGAATTCGGGTCCTTTGAATTCGGCTGCAAACTTTTCAAAATCGACAAAACGCGAGTTCTCAAAAAGACACGCGGCCTGTTCAGATGTCCGTCGCGGCCTTGTAATTGTTACGGTTTCAAAATCGGAATCCGAAAACAAACCGCCGTTGGCGGAATTATCTGTATTAATATCAAGTATATTATCTTTATTATCAATATTGGGTGCTGATTCAATAACACCCCCTGTTGCTGTTTCAGCAACGCCCCCGTTATTGTTTTGATACCGCCCCGTTGCTGTTTCAGCAACGCCGTGTCTGTTTGCGACATAATGACAGAATTTAACACCGGAAAAATACATTTCCCTCTTATCGACCAAACCACGCTCGATCAATCTGTCAATGATTTTCTTCGCGTTCTGTTTCGTGACGTTCAATGCCGATGCAACGTAATTCAATGAACCCCTAAATTCTGTTTCTTTGTCTTGTGTGAATCCGTAGATGAGCGAATAGCACAACAATTCATTACCTGACAATCCCAATTCAACAATCGCGAAACCTGGTACTGTGATGTAATTATCTATTTTAAACGTTCGTGTTTCCATATTGAAATAGTGTTAATTGTGAGTTTGTTTGCTCTTTCCCAAGTATAAAGTCACAAATAAAATTTCGGGCGTAGTCGGGCGAAATCATGCTACGATCTTCGGAGCATACACCCTCCACACTGGAACCCCTGCTCGTCATGTGCGTTTTCTTCTCTTTCAGTTTATCGAACTGAATTGAGCATCCGTTTGTCGGCTTGCAGTTGACGAACCAATAGGCGGTAGGCTTTACACGATAGTCGCCACGCAACATGCGGTTGTTGTCGATGAGCGCGGGCGGCATTATGAAGTTCGCCTTAAGGTATGTGTTCTCACTCCATGGGTTCTCCATGACAAGCCGCAAACCTCGCTCTTGAGCAATAGCAAACATCTTGATAGCGGATCCGTAGAAGTAGGAACGTCTCTTATCGCGTTCCAAGATTGCGTCGGTCTTCTGCTTGACGGTCATACATCGGTAGTTGATACAGCCCCAAGTGAAGTTTATTTGCGATGGTGCGCAAAAGTAGATGCACGGGAAGAAAGCAATGATGAAATCGTCCTGTGTGATGTTATCGAACAGGCTCGGCTTACCATCGTAAGCATCCTCAATCGCTTTGAAGAGGTCATCGGTGTGGTCAGTCTGTCCGAAGTTGTTCTGGATGTCGTAGTCCTCTGCCGGGATGCCGAGCTTGATGAACTCGTTCTTGAATGTCCCGCTTTGCTCGAAGAAGCAGTGTACCTTTCCTGTGATTTCCATTGTCATTGTGTTTTTGGTATCTTCATAAAAGCAACCCATATTGTCCTGCTTCCTCCTCGGTGGCCGAAGAGGGGTTTTTCGTCTGTGAGCGCGAGGACGGTCTTCAACTTCAGCTGTGTCTCGTTCCACTTGAAGATGAGCGTTCCGTAGGGTTCCAGCACTCGGAAGCATTCCTTGAAGCCCATGGCCAGCTCTGTCTTCCAGTCTTTGTCAAGCACTCCGTATTTCTTTCGGATGTTTGATTGGTCTCCTGCCCACACCATGTGCGGTGGGTCGAAAACCACCATTTTGAAGTGGTTGTCCGGGTATGGCATGGCTGTGAAGTCGCCGATGGTGTTTGGATGCACCATCACCAATTGCCCGTCCGTCAAAAAGACTTCTTCGTCTCGGATGTCCATGAACTCCACGAGCGGGTTGTCTTTGTCAAACCAGAACATTCGGCTTCCGCAGCAGGCATCCAGTATGGGTTTGTCTCCGCTCATCGTCATGCCCTCCCAAGTGATACGAGTAGTGCCTTGCGCAGGCGGTCGTTGGTGTCTTTCCAGTCGAAGTTGTCGAGGAGCCATCTACGGTAGCTCTCCGGCACGTCCTTAACCATCATGCCCTTGTGCTTGCTTTCTGTCTTATTCTTCATTTTTCAATGTTTTTGATTCATTAGGCAACAATAAAGAAAGACTTTGTGTCGGAGCAATCGCATTGTTTCCTCTGTCCCGTCGATATGGTGTATATCAAAATCCGGTGGAATTTTAATGCCATAATGATTTTCGTATAATTTTCGATAGTTCATAAAAAACAAGGCCCCATATTTCCAGAAAATCGCTGCCACGATTTTTGTACTTTACAGGGCACTTTAAATTTTCATTCGGTCGTGGCAGCAACCGATATTTGCTTGCAAAGATAATATTTAAAGTTCACATCCAAAATATTCCTCATAAAATTTTTTCATCGATTGCATTCATGTGAATGCCATTTCTTTTCATAAATAATACCATTTCAACGACATTATCCATGATGCTTGATGTTCCGTCATCTTCACCGTTCTCGTCACATTTAATTTCGTGGTAATAATCACTATATGGATCCGAGTCAATAGAAAACAAACACCATCCAGTTGAATCCATAGTGAAATTAGGCATTAAATTGATCAATGCTCCGAGACTCCAACATGGTTTTACCAAATTAACCGGGAAAGAACAGCCATCATCATCTTGCTTTAGATAATTTTTGTACGGCACACACTCTGGTGACCATTCGAAATCACTTCCAACTCTAAACCTCCGATATGCCATATCGGCTGTATTAACGTCTAATCCCGCATCAACAAGTTTCTTTGCCTGTTTCTTGGAAGTCCATCCTAATTTATTACTCATAATTTAATGGTTTTTTCAATTCCACAAAGTTTTAATGCGTGTTGAAGTTCGTGGACGTACTTGATAGCCTTTGAAAAATCGCAACCATTATTGATATGTAGATGCCAATAATTATTTGCTCCATAACATATAGAAACGTATTTAGATTCATGATGATACATCAATTTTCCATGATAATACATTTCTCCTTTGTTGTGTTCTAATCCGCTCTTTTCAAGGATTTCTGTAGTGAGAGGGATCGGTTTAAGTTTGTCTATAGGTATTGGGAATAAAGTTGCGCTTGCCGCAAAACTTGCACAATATCCTTTACCCTCTATATAAGCTACTTCTTGTACCTTTTCAATGGAGTTTGGAAACATTACCCAATCTCCAATCATCAGTTCGTTTGCTTTCATAACTCGCCCTCCTCTTCCAAGATGTCGGCAACTTCGGTTTCTTCGAGGTGTAGTTCCTCGGCAATCTCTTCAATGGCATAGCCATTCCTTGACAGACCAACCACTTCGTCTATAATTTCTCGACTCATTGCTTATGCTCCTATTCGTTTACTTATTCTGTTACTTCTACAAATTCTCCATTGCGAACCGTGTACCACGTGTCAGCCTTGATTGTCACACCGTCAACAATTGCGGCGCGGATGCCAATGAGAGGATCCGACTTCGTACTGGAAGTCTCTGCATTTGAGTTCACTGTCGAAGCCTTTGATACACTTTCTTTTGTTTTCCATGATACTAAAAGTTTATTTCTATTTCTATTCCGCATAGTTTCAATGCGTGTTGAAGTTCATGAACATACTTTGGCAAAGGCAAATTGAATGTTTTTTTAACATAGCCACAATTTCCAAGGATCTGCACGCCTAACACCTTGCCTGATTGCGCTGTTGCTTTGTTGTATTCAGCCCGAAACAGTTTGCCATCAGGCATACTATCAGTCAACCAACCGTGCATTGGGTTACTTTTGGAAGTGCAAAACCCGACACCAAACCTCAAAAGAATTTCCTCGTTGATTATGATTGGTTGTATATCTTCAATGTCACATGCTCCACTTATGTCGTCTGCATAATCAGTAAAGATTACATCGTTGTCTTGAATGGCAGTCACTCTGAAAATACCCTTGGGCGTACTAACGTAATCGCCTATCATCAATTCGTTTGCTTTCATTTTTCAGTGTTTTTCGATTCATTAGGTAACAATAACGAAATACTTTGTGTCGGAGCAATCGCCTTGCGGATCTCGTCAATACGCGTGTCGTTCGCAACAAGGGAAACGACAGGATAACGTGAATTGACACCTGGTTTATTGCTCTTTGCGAACTGAACCGACAAATCAAACGGCGTTTGGCACACAGTACCGCGTAAGATCTGCACGCCATCAAAAGAGTTTCGAATGTTTTTGATCGACGATGCCGCGCCCTTTGTCGAGAACTGCCACACACCAACGACACCGCGAACGGCCGGGATGATAAAACGCAGCGTCAACGACACGTCCCAATTGTCGGCACCACGTTTCGTCGGATTGCGTTTTGTTATCTGGTCCATGATGTCCGGATATTGGTCAACTGAATACGGGGCATACTTCTTTCCGTCCCAAATCTCAAACGTCCGTCCATCGCCACGGGCAACCAAAGCACCCTTATCGTCGCGGTATTCGTACCGTTCATTGCATACGTTGGCCGGATCATCATCCGGGAAAACAATCGTAATTGTTTGCGGCTTATCTCCATACGCCTGTTGGAACAATCCGGCATATTTCCCGGCTGGAATAAAGTAGTCAACCGATACCGGGTATTCCTTGCCATTTTGACCTGTCTGTTTTCTACCGATGTGCAAACGGCCTATTTCCGGCAATTCAAGCATCGCACCGCCCTGTTCTGGCCTGTATATTCTTCCGTTCATGATTAGATTTCTTTTGGTGTTGATGGTTCGGAAAACGCATAACGTTTGATCGCATCGGCAAATCTATTTTGTGCATTTTCCATTTCTTTTTTCAATTTTTCGACGCATTCTGAACGTTGCATAAGTTGGGCCAATTCAGCGTCCTCAATGTTAACATACCAAAAATATGTCGAACTGCTATTTGGAATTTCGGTTGCATCCTCTTTGGCATTACAACGCTCTCTCCAAGTTGTGTTTAATTCAACCGAACGTGTCCCGTCTGTGAATTGTTCAATAAGACGCACACGGGCCACATCTATTGAATCCAATTGTACCCGGTAAAGCGGGGAACCAATCGTTAAATCTTTTACCGTCATAATTACAATTCGATTTCAGAGTTCAACAAATCTTCCTTCTCTGCCTGTTTTGCGACTTCCGCTAATTGTTCCGGCGTTGGCTCATTCTCGATCGGTAATTTTTCCGAAATTTCGTTTTTTAGAGCGCTTTGCGTTTCGGATGATGTATTTATCATTTCCGATTCTTTCGTGCGTTTTCCGCGCGATTTTGCGGCCCTTTTTGGCGTTTCCGGTTCTTGTGCTGGTTCCGGTGCGTTGGCCGGACGTTCCGGGGTGTCTTTTGCATCCTTTTTTGAACGGATAAGTTCAGCAAGCGACAGCGTTAACACGTTGTCTGCAATCTTACCACGGTCAAGTTCCAAAACGCCATGAACGATTGTCAACGTATTGTCGCGCTTTTCATCCTCGATCGTGGCCAGTGCCAACAGATAGGGCAACTTCTTGGCATTTGCCGAATCGGTTTGATCTTTCAAATTGTACGTCGGCTTGGCACCGCGCCAATCTTTCGGAGAAAAGTTGAACACACGCTCAATCTGGACGTTCTCAAAATTGACATTCCACATTTCCCGGTACAAATGCAACTGCAATTCGTGTTCCTCGTAGAAACCCTTGCGGCCACTCTTGAAATCCACTATTGCAGTGAACGTCTTTCCCGTCTTCGGATCAGTCATTACACATGGCAAGTCCAGACACCCGGCGTAATGAAAATGCGGATGCACCAGACCGATCTCAACGGCCAACGGTTTAATGTTGTAGTCCTTGACAAACTGGGCGAATGCCAAAACATCTTTCCTGATCTTGACAACCCATTGAGAAAACAGTGATTCCGGTACGATTTCTCGCTCCATGTATTCAGACAAAACAGACGGAACGTTGTCAAAATCATAACGCCTGTTGATTAACAAAGTCTCAAATTGGGCGTGCATGAACGTTCCGTATGCAGCGGCAATGTCGCGTTTCTCCGTCGAACCCTCCTTGCCATTGGCGGCAATCCAATCCAACAATGCCGGCGGCGTTGGCATGACTTGTTTTAGCAATGTCGTGACAGAAGGGTAGAATTCAGGCTCCCCGAACTCGTTGTAACGGTAATAGTACCGATATCCGTCTGAATTGAGTTGGAAAACCCTGTATGGCGGTTCTTTCAACGCATCGGCATTGAAGAATACAGCGCGGATTTCCTCAACGGTCATTCCCGGGAAAACCTCTGTTACATTTTCATTTTTTTCTGTGTTTTCAAATTGTTCTTCGTGTTTCATCGTATCGCTTTTTAATGGTTAGTTTTTCCTTTTTTCCTTGATGTATTCGACGACAAAAACCGCGAACATACATCCTGACAATACCGCACTTATTACCGAAGACGGGTTCCAGAAGATACCGACAATGGCCAACACGGTAACAAGGCCCCACACAATGGCCCAAAACAAATCCAAAAGATTTTCTTTTTTCATGACTTTATTCATTTGAAATTCCTAACAAAAAATCGGCCGTACATCCGGTCATCTCACAAATGATCTTAACCCACTCCGGTTTGATACGTGATGTTTTTCCGTTACACAATCCCGTCATGTTGACCTGCTGGGCAACCGGGTCTGAATCCGGCCATAATTTCTCTGCCAGATCCTTTTTTCGAACTTTCTTGCCCTGTTCTTTTGCGCGGGCCAACGCCTGTTCAATTCTAATCATAACTCTTTTTCAGTTTTAATTGTTTCGCCACAATAGGCACATCTATAAACGTAAAAGTCAACAACCCAAGAATTGGGCGTCCAATAGTCGCCATCATTCAATTCGTGTCCCTCTGTTTCGCAAAACTCCAATTTTCCGCCACATTCCGGGCAACCCTCGGACACGATTTCCAATTTGCAGAACACATCGAACAATCCGGATGGGATCGGTATTCCATATATTGAGCAAAGGAAATTACAAACATCTTTGACGTGTTGGTTTCCGAGTGCCTTTTTGATTGTAAGACCAACATTATCCATTGTATCTTCCATCAATCCGGCATCCACTAGACCGTCGTACAGTTCGCGGCCATGTTTTTCCGCGTCAGTTTCCTTTCCGTTCACCGCAATTGCGGCCATCGTCAATAATTGTAAATTTTCATCGTTTTTGAATGTCATAACTTGTTCCGGGTAGCCGCCCGGTCGGGGTCTTGATTTTCCGATGTAAATATAAAGATGTTTTTTTAATTACCAAATATTTTATTATGTTTTTTTTGTTTTAATTTAAAACGCATTGTTTTTTAGCTGAAATCCACCTCAAATTTCCAAACATTTCCTATCTTTGTCGCGTCTTTCGTATCGCCATCGAGTCACTTTGAGAAACCAGGCCACGTGACCAAGCCTGGTTTCTCTTTTGATTACTGTTTATTGGGATTCATGGCACGGATTCTTTCGGCCATTGACGGATCGTTTTTACAACAATAATCGTATTTGTACAATTCGCCGTAACAACCCGTTTCCAACTCATATTTCATCATTGTTGCAGGTTCCAATTCAATCAGCGAAACGTACATTTCTTTACGGACATCAAGTTTCAACGCCCGTTCAAACGTCGGGTCAATGTATTCTTCGTCATACTTGACAAATGCGTGTTCGATCGGAAGCAGGCCGGCGGCATACGCGTAACCTTCGACGTATTTGACCGGTTTTTTAAACATGTTTTTCGCCAATGGATGTGACATTAGTTTAACGAGTGTTGACGCATTGCGATAGCAATGTTTTTGTTGCGGATTGTAGAATTCACGCAAGAACCGCATTTCTTCACGGCTGAAAACTTCACGCATACGAACACATTCGACAACCAGGGCATCGGCAACTTTCTGTTGGTAATAGTATTCTTGTTTGGTGCCGGCCAACATGCCGGCAATGTTTTCCAATTCCTCTATTATAATATTCGTTTCCATTTCATTTGAAAATTTCAGCGTTGATATGTTTGTGTAATAGGGTAAAAACACCAATTATCGATTCCTTGTTTTCTTGGTATTCCTGTTGCGTGCAATCGGCAACAAAATTTTTCCATCTGTTTATACATGGATTGCAATTCGTCATACGTCATGGTGTAACGACGGCACCCGGATTCATCAACGAATCCGCGTTGATCTTCAACGATCGGCCATTTTGATTCTGTAATAGCCTTCATATATTCTTCAAAATAAATCGTATAACCTTCCATTTGTTAATTGTCAACCAAAACGGGATCGGTTGCAATTGATCTTTATTCCATTGGATGTGATATTTATCGTATCTCGCCATTTATATATCCATTTATCTCGCAATTCATGAAACATAAAATGAAATCTTGATACCACGTCGCAACTTGCACACGCAACAATCAGTCATGTCGTTAAAAGCGCGATCCAATAGACGGTTAGTTAATTGGATGTCGTTGACAATATCGAGCAACCCGGACACGCCGACAAGCGTGTTTATCTTGTGGCCTTTATATATTCCGGAAACCTTGATTTTGTAGTTCCTGTTAATTTCTCGCGTTGTGTACTTTAACGTTTCCATTGTCTTTGCGTTTTATTTCTTCTTCGGGAACCGCCCAGGGGCGTTGGGTCGTTCATCAACCACGATGCAAAATTACAACTCTTTTTTTAATTATCAAGTGTTTTTTTTTATTTTTTTTAAAAAAAAGTTATTTTTTCAAAAAATTCGATTTGCGACGTTATTTTTTTGCGGATGATAAATTATATCATCCGGCAATCAAAATGCGTCAGAATGCAAAAAAATCAACAAAATCTAAAACAAAACAAAAAACCCCGGTACAGCGGCAACTGTTTACCGGGGTAAAAAAATAATAACCCTGTTTTTAATAAGAGGAGCGTGCAAAAATACAATTATTCTTCAATAACTACGTGCTCAACACCGATAATTGACGTGTGCGGATTCTTGCTCACAACATCCACAAAACGGTCAACAACCTTGTTTGTCTTCCACAAGAACCCAAGGAAACGTCTATATTTCACGGTTTCAGCGATCAACAACGAATCCCTGTTGACCAACGTGCCAGTGAACGCGTCTCGTGTCAACATGCCGTCAAAATCAAACCACGCATCCCCGCAATGGACCGCCACGGCCGGTACCAACACTGAATCACGAACAATCACGGTATCTTTTGGAACGGCCAATAACTCAATGATCGTCTGCGATTGTGTTTTGTTCACGGCGGACAAATCTCGATTACGTTGTTTCAACTCTTTAATCAAAGCCGCATCATCGGCCCGGAATCGTTCATATTCCTTTACGGTCAATTCAAGCGATTGCACCCGGGCGGCGTTCAACGAATCCCGGACCATGTAATGTTCAACGTCCGACAACAACGTTTCCGTGTTGCCTTTGTACCGGTCACGTTCGGCGGTCAACCGATCAATTGTCCGGTTCGCCCAAATAAACGCAATGGTTGCCGCAAGAATTACGGCAACCACGGCGGCAATCTTGATCCACGCTTTCATTCTCCACCGATGTTTGTTTTATCGGTCGAATTGTAGGACCAACCGCTTTCCGTATGGTCATACGAAACGGTTTCCACCGTGGACGCATCTGTGTACGTCAAGCACAAACCGCCGTTTTCGGCATCTTTGTACGAAACGACGTACAGGTGTTTTGCTGTTCCGGTTTTCTTGGCAACCTTTGCGCCAATTTCCAACGCGTCAAGTTGTTCTCCGGTCAATGCCGTAATGTCCGTTACCTCAATCGGGAATGCGGCACCGGCGATGGCGGAAAGAATGGTCGGCAAGGCGCCGCCAATGTCAACAGCGGAGCCTTGCCCGGCGATCTTTGAGTTAATCAAATCAAGAATTTCATTCATGGCAAATTGTTTTTAATGGTTAATGATTTTGTTATTTGTCCCGGTGTCCTATGATAGTCACAATCGGAAATTCGTTTTTGACTTCAAAACACGGACATGCCTTGGTCCATTCGTAACGGTTAATGAAACCGTCACCGTTGAGATCCGGCGACGTGTCGCGATGGCCAAGCACTTCAACAATCGGGTATTTGTCCATGAGTTCGAAAACCAACTTGTGCATGGCCTTTTTTTGCTCCATCGTCCGGGTGTCCTTCGGTATCGTCTTCCCTTTCTCGTTAAGTTTTGCGACGATCTGTCCTTTCGAATTGGTCGTTGCTTCCAGACCTCCGATATAACAGATGCCGATTGAATGGCAATTGTACGGACGGCCCGAAAAACCCTTGTTGGCACAATGCGCACCGTCCATCGTTAGCGGTCGCCCTGTCTCGATCGTACCGTCCAAGTCGATCACGTAATTGTACCCGATCATCTTCCACCCCTTCTGTTTGTGCATTGCGTCAATGTCCTTGGCGCGTATATCCTTGCCCTCCGGGGTTGCAGAACAATGGATGATAATTGCATCTATGTTTTCCGGCTTCATGATTTATTGTTTTTAATTTTCGTTTTCCGTTTCTTCTGTCGGTTCCAACACATCTTCTATCTCTGGACGTTTGAACAGCTTGGCAATTAGCTTGATTACGTTGATTTTCTTTTTAATGCCTTTGTACTCAAGATAATTGTCGATGATGGATGACAACTCGATCACGCACACCACCGCCATGATGATGACCGATAGCAGCGGCAATCCGAACACGCTGCCGAAATTGACACCAACCACCGTTGCGATGCTCAGCCAGCAAATGTAATCTACCAACTTGTTAAGGCTGCGTCTGACAGCCCGTGACGGGCGGATGTGTTCGCCTCGCTTCTTTGCGGCTGCGATGCCAAATCTCAAATCGCCCAATATGAGAATGATGGCAAGGATGAGAAACCAGATGATCCGTTGCCACCCCTCAATAAATGGTGAAAGTACAGCCGCCATAAAGCCTCCTATAATATTACGCTCTGTCATTATTTATCCATTAATGTCGTTGATAATCTTGCAAAACATTAAGATGAATAACTACTCTTATTTATTTTCTTTACAGCAGTGCCATAATCTGCACGAACTACTAACTTAATATAATAATCAGAAGCATTCCATCCGGCACCACTAAAAGTTACATATCCTCGTCCTTGTTCAGAAGCACTAATATCCATTATTCTTATTGGACGAATATTATTTTGTTGCGAAACGGAAACAGCATCACCACCCTCAACATTAAAGTCAAGACGAGTAACATAGTTTCCATTCCAAGTTGGTGTCATAGAAATTCTAACAATTTGGAAGTGTGTAAACCCACTTTCAATATTCGAACCTACAACACGAGCCTTATATTTACCAGCAGCCAACTTAGGCGACAACTGCATCAAATCGACAACAATCCAGTCATCTTTATCCATAGAATCATCAGCATATATTGATGAATTATAGATAAATGTGCCACTGTTGGTACTAATATTCACTTCAATGGGTGAAGCGGTTGATACATCTTCATCTTCTCTGAATATCTGTAAGGACCCATAAACTCTACCACGATGGATATTCAAAAACGCCTTGTAATTATTGTAGCTATCAGTATTGTCATTGTCGGCATTATCTACAAATACGGCATACTCCCCTTCAAATGTTGAAATATCTGGGTCTATTTCCACATCTTTAGGCTCAAAGTCAAAGAACGAATTTTGAATTATATCTTTTGTATTTTCTACATCCTTTGCAAGAGCATCAGCCCAAGTCTCAGAAGGCAGCCTATAAATACTAAACTCTTTATTGGCGAATCTCTTTGCAAGCATATCTTTGCTGTAAGGTATCATTCTTGCCGTTGGTCCAGTTTGCTCGGTCCAAACAACATATTGAACAACACCATATTCATCTTTATATACATCGGATATAACACTAATGTGCGAAGAATTCAATATGATGTCCATCGGCTGTAGTTGCTGTGCCAAATCGTCAATTGTCACTACATTATCTCCCCAATACAAAGTTTCCTTCCCGTGAGCAATTTTATTAGCGTTGCCAAGTTTAGTATCCATGCTGCCAACATATTCATTGACATTATATCCTAAGAGATAACTTGTCAGTCCAGTGCAAACAGACCCATAGAAATTGCCTGTATAATTTGCTTCCCCATGATATGAAAGACCATAGGCGCTTCTTGCATGACTTTGTTCAACACATTCTGTGTAAATAACAGAACGCTTGTTTTTTGCAGCACTTAAAAATGTTCGCAACGCAACATCAATTCCTATAAATTTAGAATACTCTGTTTCTGTACTATACGGAACACCAGTTACAATCGTGCCTTTAAGGAACCATAAGACATTATTGATGCCGTCACCCCCATAGTTATGCTGTGCCTTCTCAACAGGAACCCATATAACATTGGTCAACTGATGCAGTTTATACATGAATTTTGCGTAATCCAAATTTTGTGGTAGCACCTTCGTCAATCTGTTGTCGTTCAAATAAACAAATCTCTTTACAATATTGTTTAAAGGTACGCTTATGTCAGATTCGCTCTTTAACACCAGTCTAACCAAGAATTGTGGCAACTGCTCGTTGTTACCCCAACAGTTATTATCTGTTGAAGCATGACCTGATGTACTGTGGACATAGTAGTTGTATGTGACTAAATTTCCACTTTTATCGTAAAGCACCGCTCTTTCTACATAAAACCCATTTTCAAGTTCAATGTAAAAACCATTTCCATTGTTGATAAAATTGGTTACAGCCTTATTATCGTCTGGGATTATCTTTCCACTTCCATCGATATCTCCATGCTCAATAGTCAAATAAAAACCAGCGTCCACCTTACTTTCATCAATAATGCCACCCTCTCTTTTTTCTTTTTGAATAACGAAAGACTGGGGAGTTAGAGGTGTTGTGGATGAATGAAACAATTTCTGCACATAAACATATTTAGCATCCGAATTGTTGGCAATATTAATTGTAGCACTACTACCTGCACCAATTACCATACGATAATTACCTGCTCCGCTTGTAATGTAACCTTCGCAATTTGTTGCAATGGGAATGTCTTCTGCTGGAATACCATTGGGTGGTATTGTTGGATTGTCATTTAATATACATAAATATACAGCCTTATCAGATTGTGCTGTTATTTCTAAAGTATCACCAGTATTTACTGGAACTACCCAAATACGCCCATTTACACCTGAAGAACTACCTGCAATGCTACTACTTAAAAGTTGTCCAGTTTTTACAGAAACACTATCAAAATTTACTTCATTTTCAATTAAGGTTTCTTCTCCGTAGATACTATCATATAGTTCTTCGATTTCATTGCTGTTTTGTGTTGTCCTTTCATCCAATTCCTGTATTTCATCAGCAATTCCGCCTTCTCTTTTAGCAATTCCTATTTTTATGAATTGACAAGGTTCAAGTTCGACGTAAGTTGTATTTAATCCGATAATTATTCTATGACAATCTTGTGGAATATCAATATATGATTCTTCACCAGCTGGAATAACAATGGCTGATGTCCAAGTGTTTGAAACACTATTATAGTGATTTGAACATAAATAGTCACCGTCAACTAACCATTGCAAAGTTTTGTTACTACCAGCAGATATTTTTCCTAAATTTTGTTTTAAGAACATTAGATATGTAGGTGCATTAGTTCCAGCTTTCACATAAAGTCTGTTTCCTTCTACAAAATCGGTATACCATTCCGAATTGACATAATAAACGCCATTAGCTCTTCCAGTAACTGCGTATGAATTAAGTTCTGTTGTTACAGGTCTAAAAGTGAAATCCAATCTGTATTGGATATTGACATCAACATCATAATCGTATGTGATTTCCCCAAATATTTCTTCTGAAAGTATTTTGCCTTGTTTTGCTGATAACGCTTTTGTTGCGTCATCAGTATCAAGGTTGTCAACAACTTGCACCTTGCTTTTATCAATTAAGCCAACAACTGTATCACCCTTTTGAAGATACGCATAGAACTTGCTTTCTGAAATATAAGTTGTACCGCCACTGGCATAATATGCCTTGTAAAGACATACAAGATATTTTGCCCCATCTGGGACCAACAAGTTCAATTCAATATCTTTGCCATCTTCAATAGTTGAATCATAATACTCATGATAACCTCCTATCGGGTTATTATTATCGTCAAAGAATACATACTGAGGAGTGAATGAATTAAAATGATGATTATAGCCAAGAAACCTTATAGATTCATAGCCACTAACATCTATTCTTGTATTCTTGAAATTACTATTATTTGTCCAACTTCCATTATTATAATAACCGCTCGAGCTTCCTTCTGGATGCCAATCTTCAATAGGTGTAACTTTAATATCTTCAGCAGTCACCCCATCCAACTTGGCTTTCAGCTGCAATACATCATTGGCAGTTGGCAAGGCACCGTCCTTGGGATTCGCAAGATGAGTGTTGTCAATGGCGATCTGAGTGACACTTTGACCCGTCTGAAATACCGCTGTTACATCACAGGTTGCATTATGCCAACTCGTATCATAATAGAACACTGCCAATTTTCCGTCCGGAATTACAGCAGGACCGAAATTCGGATACGTACCGGATGAGGCAATAAAAAAAACTCGTTGGTCAGGTGTTCCAGGGATCGTATCAGGCGTTGCAATCCCGACAAATTGATAACCGATTCCAAGAGAGTTGATCATTGACAACAGCGTTTGTTGTAAGATCGTTCCGGTTATCTCATTGTTGCCATTCTCTGTAATTACAGACTGAATTGCTGCGATTAAAGTTGCGTAATTTGACATATCAATTGTTGTTGAAATCGTTATTGAAATCATCGTTAAAGTCGCCCCGTAGGGCTCTCGTAAAACCCAAGCCGATTTTCTTTGCGACGGTTGCGGTGTCAAAAACCGCTTCGACGGCCGCGACGTCGCCATTATCCTCCCACTCGGGTGTGATCAAGAACGTGTCAAGACTATAAGTTTGCCCGTTTTTCGTGATTTGTGCATAATCTGCCATTCGGATAAATCGCATCACGTCTAACAGGTACTCGGACGCAAGGAAATTGAACCTGTAACGTTTTTCCGAAATCTGCTTGATCGGGAAAAAGTAACCGTCACGTGTTTCTCCTTCCTCTTCGAACGGATATTCCGGTTTTGCAATGTCCGCCATCAGATATAGGGCATTTTTGAACGCCGGTTCAGTGTAAACGATGGCCCCCGCATCCATGATGAAATCTTGATTATCCCACCATTCAATTTTCAAATATGGTTGTGTGTCATTCACCACCGTGAAAATTTCGGAATAATAAGTTACGTAATTGATCGTTGCCGCAAAATAATATCGGCCGTTATTCATCTCTGTAAATGCTGGCACTTGGCCCGGATAAACAACAACATCGTATCCAAAGTTCGCAAATTGTTTAACCGTCAATCCGGTATTGACCAATTTTGCCCTTGCATTCTCAATCAACGCACCGGTCGTTGCATTGTATAGATTGATTGTGTTTATTACAATGTTTTCGCCATGTGGGATCATGATTTGGAACGGCAGGACAAACCCGGCCGGCGTGAACAATGGATATACACGCCCGTAAACCCACCATTTCCGGGCGTTCTGGTGCTCGATGGAAGTGTACCACGGCAACACAGACAAATTGTTATTCGGTATCATATTTCAGCGTGGTGTTTGCGTTTCGACTTGACAAATTTACGGACATTTTTTGAATTGTGCCATCACCAAGATTAGTTTTTATCAATTGCAATGGGTTTGGATCAGTCAACGCAGGGAATTTCAAAGTTTGCGACTTTAACTTCTTAACGCCTTGCGCAACCCGCTGATTGCCGTTGTATGTAAACATCCATGCCGGCATGTCATAAAAATAATATTGTTGCAAGTATATGAATGCCGCCC